ACTCCCATATCTTCTAGAGTATATTCCAATGGCCCTCTGATTCTCCATTTCAAATCTATTGTTTTCCAAAATGTTACGGAATTTAAACTATCATAAACTTCATGTGATACTTCAAAAATATGTCCGTTTGGGTCATTAGTTTTTTGAATAAAATATCTTCTAATAAATCCACTATTATAATCCGATTCAGTTGGTTTTGGAACTATCGTTTGTGGTATTTGGAAATTAAAATTTTCTATATTTTTTACTACATCGTTATACATAAATTATTATTTAAGACCCATACATAAACATTGCTTCTAAAGTAGTTGTCCAACCATTATCTTTGTCAATATTATGTTTAGTATTTGTAATTTGAAAATCTCCCAATCTATTATATTGTTCAGGTATACCATCTATCTTAAATGTTTCACCACATGTTATTCCACTTATGCCATCTATTTTTACATTTATAGTTATTGGAGTAACTAATTCATATGTATTTTTTACTCTATTATCATCGCTTAATCCCAATTTCTTTAAAATAAATGCATAATCCAAATATATAAAAGGTCTTATATCTCCTTTTTTTATTTTAAATTTTATTTGTTTTAAATTATGGGCCGTTTTTACAACTTCTGCTTCAAATGAATCGTCCTGTTTTGAATTTTTGTTTGGAGGTGCTGCATTAGTAACTTGCTTTATTTGGTCATATTGTATTTGATTTATAGCATACAATCCATCCGCAGTTGAAAATGATGAATAATCAATACTTTGATATACCGAATTTGGTATTGGTAATTTATTTGTTTTGGTTTTATTTTTTATAGTTGCTAAATATGCACCGGTATTAAATACAGTTGCGGCTGCTACCTGATTTGTTAATTCAAAATTAAAAGTAAATTCTCTAACATTTGAATTTATTGTAGTTGGTTTAAATCTATATTGTTTTCTGAAGCTAGCTTGTTCATTTAATTTTGAAGATGTTAACTCAGCTGCATAGAGTTTAGAATCAATTACACTTGCCGAATCTCCTTCATTTATATTTGCATAAATTAATCTAAACGTTCCATATGATGCTTCATTTATTTTATCTAATATATCAACTAAAAAATCTTTTCTACTATAATTTTTTTCCCAAAGTTCACCAATATCTTTATATCTTATAAAAATATTTAAAGCATTACCTATTCTAAAGTCTGTTGTTAATTGTTGTATTTTAATTATATCATTCAATGGGTCAATGTAATCAAATGCATCATTATCAAATAAAGTATATCCATTTATTGAACCATCGGTTGTTGATTTTGTGTCAATCTCTATCGTATTATTCTTTGGATTTAAATTAAATTTTGGTAATTCTTTATTTGGAAATATTATTGATGGTGATGCTGATATTATATTTTTATGAACATTGAATGGAAGAATTGATTCTCCACCCTTCTTTTTAAATCTATATGGAAGTTGAAATTTAAAATCTTTTGAAACTTCACCTTCTGATATTATATTATTCATTAAAATATCTAAAAGAAATCTTAATGAAATATATGGGTCATTTGATGCTGCTTTTTCAATATCAGTTTCATCCGATTTTCCCCAATTAAAAAAATCTTTTTTCCAAACATCTTTTTTAAGTGATTTAATATAATCTGCATTTAATCCAGGTAAATCATGTATTATTTGATTTTGCCATTCCTCAAATGTATCCATATTTTTATTGTTCGGAGTTGATACCGCACTATAATTTACTACAAATGCATGTGGTAATGCTAAACTATATTCATTGGATTGTGCAATTGTCAATTCTACATTATAAGTTGAATCACTATCTATTGAATATGAATAATTTATAAGCATTCCTGCCACTCTATCATAACTTCCATTGGAAATTTTACATTTTTTTAAATATTCTGCAAATTGTTTAGTAGTTGGATTTGTAAATTCTTTAAATGTTCCTATAAAATCACTATATTTACTTTTTGAAACCATCACATCATTTAAAACCGAACTCATAGAATTATCACCATATTCTAATAATATATGCATTGCAGGTTTACAAAAAAACAATTCAAACATTTCATATTGTTTTAAAGAAAAGCATCTAACACGTATTCTGGCTTCTTTTAATGTATTTCCAACTCCGTTTGTATCAATATCAACCGATTCTATTATTGGTGGAGATATTTTTCTACCTGCTTCACCATTCACAGTTATAAGTTTTCCGTTGAAATCGTATCCTACATATGGATTTGCATGAGAATAGTTTATATTTGGGTCTATATGATTACTTATAATACATCCCAAATGTTCTACAACACCTTTACCTTCTACAACTTCTTGCATAGAACTTAAAACTTCCTCTCTTGTTTGTTGTGCCGTATGTTTTACTATTTTAGCTGCCGATGACATTATTACAAATGGCATCTTTGTATTAGACATATTTGGATTTTTTTCTCTATTTTCCAAAACATCTACTACCCATTTTTTCATTGGTGCTAGATAAATCATATAACCTATTTATTTATTTTTTCTAAATCGTTTAATACTATATTTATATTTCCAGGTATTCTCAATTGTTTGCCTATTTCTATTGAAAGTGATGCGTCATTTAAATTGTTTGCAACTGCAATTACCCACCATAAATTTTTATCATTATAATATTGATTTGCTAATAAGTCCAATCTGTCTCCTTGTGTTGAGATGATATACAAATCACTATCCGTTGCTTTTATTTTTGGATATATTGTTGATTCCAAATAATTTTTTTTGGTTTCATTTGTTTTCAATACCTCACTATATGTGTATCTATTTGCCATAATTATAAATTATATAGTTTTTTGGTATTTTACAAATGCATCTTTTCCTGTTGGTATAGTTGTTGAGGTAACCGTTCCGTCATCATTATAACTAAGTGACACTTTATGTGTTCCGTCAATTACACCTTGCCAACCTGTTACTTTACCACCTTGAAATTTACTTCCATTATCCATTTTTAGACTAGGATGATTTAATGGATATGACATTTCCGGTAATTTTAAAATTGCTCCGGGGTTTTTTCCAACACTAGACATTGCTGGTATTTTATTTAATACTTTCTGAAAATCGTATTCTTCATTTTTTGTAAATCTATATGTAATTGTTTCATTTTCTACATCATGTGCTTCAATGATTTTCATTTCAAAAGATACATCCACCACATTAGGATATACATTTGCAGTTCCTTGGAAATCAGGAGAAGAAGTTGCCCATGTAGTTTTTTGTGCTACACCAATACTTAAATTTGAAACTATACCTTGTACATTTTGATATAAATCACCAATATCTAATTGAATTAAATTTGGAGAGAATGCCAATGGAGAATATACATTTTGTCCTTCTTTACCTATATTAATTGATGTCAAATTTGATGATGGGAATGCCAATTCTCTCAAAAGTGCCAATTTTCTTTCCATAATAGATTGTTGTCCGTTATCCAACCAATATACTTGAAAGTCAAATTTTAAAGTTCTTTCAACCCCATTATATCTATAAACTTTAAATGGAGAACCTACATATTTAAAATCTGCAATATCGGTTGCGATGTCTTCTGTAATATCACCAACTGCAGCTGGAAAAACTAAATAATTTTTCTTTCCAATTACTTTAAATTTTATGTATTGAAGATTTGTTTTAGTATTTAATTTAATCAATTCTTGCAATCCATCGGAGTCTATTAAATCCGCACCATTTATTGTATTAAGTATTAGATTTGCAGAATTAATATTACCCTTAACTCTTTCCATTAACTGAACACCCAACATATCATCTATTCCGGATGATTTATAAAATTGAGTACCCGGTTGTTCGTAAGTGTTGTATAATTTTTTAGATATACTCATATTTCCATCCGCAATATCTTTTAAACGATTTGTTGCTGATTTTCTTTTTGATGTTAATGCACCTACTACCAAATTACGAACTCCTTTTTTAATTGCATCGGTTGCAGCTCCTACTGCTCTTTTTGCTATATCTTCAGGTGTTCCTTTTAATATACCCGTTAATCCATTAGTTCCTGAAGGTGCTACTGATACGGCATAATTTACACCGGCCTCTACTGAATATTTTAACCCACTCCAATCACCATTTATAGGTTGTCCGTTTGATGAAACAGGTGGAGTATTATCTCTTATTGCAGCTGGGAATATAGTATCCGATGGTCTATTTGCTGAACCACCTAATAAGTTACCCAATACTCCTTTTAATCCACCACCTAATATTAAACAATCAAATTCATCAGATGGAAAATTATAATTACTAACATCTAAATTATTTATTAAATTAAAAATTTTTGATGAAATATCATCATATGTTTCAAATAATTTTTTATTTGAAACAAATTTTGTTGAATTTATAATTTTTAATATATATTCATATTCAATATTATTCATATTTTCATTATTATCAATTAATTGTTTAGTATTACTATTATCAATAATACTATCTATACTATTAGTATTAATAATAGTATTTTCAATAATATTATCTTTACTATTATTAATATTCTTAATTATATCATCTATTTTTTTAAATACAGTATTATCTAAAATATTACTGTTATTTTGATTAAAAATATTATTGATCCAATTCATAATTATTATTTATATAAAGAAAGAAATATTAAAATTAATTTAATTTTCTTTTGATTTTGATAATTCTACATTAATAATATTATATCCTAAAGCTACTCCATTCATATTTTTAATAGCTTTTTCAACAGCTTCATAATAAACATATTTTATAAAAGCCATTGTATTATCTTGATATTTTATTATTTTTATTCCATTTCTTTCTT